AAGGTATAGGCGCTGTCTTCTGACTGGATCATTGCCGCGGCGCCGGTTACAGCAGAAAGTTCGCTGGTTAGCTGATTTGAAACTTGTTTCCCCTTAAGAACGACGGCGCCCTCTCTAATATACCAAATAGCTGCGAGTGAACCAGTGCCGAAAGACATCGGGTTGTTTGCGGTACCATTTCCCTTCGCGCCGCTGCCTGATGGGATAATCCAAAGACCATAGGCTCCGCCGTTAGTGTTTGTGCCGGCAAAGCTCGCGTCTGCTGCGGCCTCGGAGGGACTTACTTGGTCACTTGTAGTTCCGGGCTTGGTTGTCGTCCAGCCGGCCTGACCGAGCACAGTGCCATCGTTCTGATCGTGCTCATCACCAAGAAGCCGGAAAATGTTTGCCGGTGCGACACCAGCGTTCAGCCAAGCAAATGCAGCATAGGCAGCGTAGGTCGGACCGGTCTGGTTGCCTTCACGCCATGAGTCACCGGAGGCGGCGCCGGGGATCGGATCACCAAAAGTCTCGACAAAATCGGCCAATGAACTAACCTTATAAGGTCTCATAGCTGGGCCCTGGCGGAAACGACCGATAATGGTCGGGCCCATCGCATCGGGGATCCTGGGCAGGTGCGAGTTATCAACCTCGCGCAGGAAGATACCGGGGGACACAAATCTAAACTTTCTAGCCAACTTGGATGACATTTACAATACTCCTATTATTGCGGAAATAATACGGTTCTTTTTACGCAACCTTTTACATAATAAATAGTATTTGAAAAAGCAAAAGGTGTTTTACTCAACATAAAATGGCTTAATGCCCTTCTTCGGATTAAGCTCCGGTGAGTCGCCGGCGACGACACGTTCTCGGGGAATACGAACTTGAACCGCGTTTTCTCTTATGGCTATCTTGGGTCGTGCATCGTTTATCCCCTCGCCCAAAAGATAACCTAAAATCTTAAACTTGATTTTTGACTCATATGAACTCTCTTCTTCACCGGTTACATCCAGCGACTGTTGAAAATCATTTTGAATGAACCCTTCGTATCTATGGCCCTCGTGACTTATGAAGAAACTTCTAATTTGCCCGGTCCTCGTCATAAAAGGAGTTGTTATTTGGTTCAACTGTAGCTGGTAGTTTGTTCTAACAGTGACCTCATATTCAACAGCAACATAAACTGGGATCGGCATCGTTATCGTTTCGTAAACAATTTTAGTTGAGTTTCCTGACGGGAAATTAAGCTGGCCTGTTCCAACCGTTGTCCCACTTAGGGTACCATATTTTCTCGCTGAGTCTGCGTTGAGGAAATTGGAGGTCTTTTCTTGGTTGATCCGACGTGCAACTGTTAGGGCGCCTCCCCGGGGACTTCGTAGCCCATCGTTAATATTGGGAATGTGAGCCCATGCCACACCTTTAAAAGCCGGATCCTTGCTAACAGACGTTCTGTTAACAATTAGAAGTGGGAGTTTAAGAACCCCATTTGAATCTCTTATATCTTTGTCAGATTTAATTTGGAACGCTCTTTCAGCAGAAATCCATATTACTGGAACTTTCTTGAATCCTTTGTTTGTCTCGGATGACGGACTTACAGCCTCATCGACCCAGTTAAAAAATGCCTGGTCAATCGTCTCAATCGTGGATGGCATAAAAATTATTTCTTTCAACTTTCCACTTGCATCTTTGACTTCCGTATAAGAATAATCTGGTTTCTTAGCTGGCATCGAATAGACCCTCTCTTGCTCTCACACATTTGGCCGAGATCTCCATCAAATGATCGACCTGACCAAATAACTGCTTTGGCTCGGCTAAAATTGTTATTTCATAAAAGATACTACCATACAAAACAAAATCACCCTCTCTAACAAATAGATCCTGATCCTCGGTTAGACGGCGTTTATGAAAATGAATTGTAATTGAAGCCTCTTTATCTAAGCCAATATTTGTATCAAACTTGGTCTGGATCCCGTCAAATTCGACAAGAGCATACACCCTAACTGGCGGAAGAAAGCTTTTGTTTATAGCTTCCCCGTATAGAGGATGATAGTTTGTCCTTGCCAAATCAATTGGATAATAAACTATTTGCTGTCCGATAACCCTCTCAATAAGCTCATCATTGACCTGTTTAACAAGATCGCGCTCCTTCTTTCCCAGAAACAAAGGAGGAGGCGGTTGTGACGGTTGTTTCCATTTCTTTTCATTCTCGGACATTTAATTTATCCTTGATAGATTAGAAGAGGGATCTCTTGATAAACTGTATCAATAGCCGTGACCATTGCAGCGTCTTGTTCAGCAAGCGCCTTATAAGTCATTTCATCTAGTATAGTTTTAAGCTCCTCTTTTAATGCTGCTTGTTCTTCCTTGGCTTGCGATAAGAGGTCAGAAGCATTCAGAGTTACGGATTCGCCTGGAATCGGTATCGTGGCGAACTTACCCCTTACCTGGCCGAGTATCTCTTTCGTTAATGCTAGCGCATAACGACGAATCCATTGCTTGCCTATTGAGTTGATATACTTATAAGGTATATTCGGGAAGGGCAAGGTGTTCATGTTGTTAATGCCAGCAACGCCGCTCTTTCTATCTGAGTCCTCCTCCCAAGCATCTCTGTGCATTGTGAAAGTAACCCACATGTTCTTTGGTATCTCTGCTTGTGGAATTGGAAAGAGTCTTAATACGTTATTGTGAATCTCAAATGAATAGTGCGACAATCTAGTATATAAGTGATCTTCGAACGCCATGGCTTGAAGCTTGTTGTGCCAGGCTGGAATTATTTCAAATGTTGTGTCGTCTGCAAACTGGCCATAGTAGTTTAGATTGCCGACAACATTAAGCCCACCATAATAACCGTAAAACCTCCAAACAGAGGCCGGGGTCTTATAGTAGACCCTGCGGATCTTGAACTTGCGATTCATCCTGTCCTGTTGTGAGGCCTTCAAAGAACCTGCCGCGTTCTCGATACTGCCGGTTCCATACTGAGATTCACCAGGAGCCACTGCCGGTTCAGTTGTAATTGACGAACCAGATATAATTGTTTGTAAGTCGTAATCCTGCTGACCGGCCACAATTGAAAACGAAGCAGAATACTCTATGAGGTTTCCACCAAAGCCTGCCTCTTCAGCGATGCCGTCGGCAACCCTCTGTGCATAGCTAAACTTATATCTGGGATATTTAAGGTTAACCAGTGAACCGCTTACGGAGTCGTGGATACTGCCCGTCTGGTGTTCACCCTTGTGGTCAAACGTGCCCGTAGCCATGCCTAGCAGGTCCGAGAGGACATTCTTCGCCTGATGGATGTTAATCTGGTAGGAGTACTCTAGACAGGCCTCTTCGTAAGCGGAGTATACGTTATCGGCCTTAAGCTCAATGTCTAATATATCTCCGCCAAGTTTCTTGTAAGTGTAGGCCACCTGTGCCGATGCACCAGCCCTGAAACCGATGTCGTTGTAAACACCAAACGGTACAGCAGCATCCACATCGGTGGTGCTACCTGTTGCGGGCAACACAATAGCGCTAGTGGTGCTGCTTGGAGTTAACTTGGGAACGGCCATATATAGGGTCTCCTATTCATATGTAATTAGTTCTCCATAAGACAAAACCCCCAACCGATTGGAAGGGGGTTTGAGATATTAAGTTTTGCTTTTTAAACTTTCAAGTTCTTCTTTGAGAGTTAAAGGTTTAGTTTCCTCTGGAGCCGGAGTATCTTCTATAACTGGTTTTTCTTCTTTAGTCTCATCGGGAAACCTTACTTTCTTAAGATGTTCAAATTTGGGATTAAATAAAATCCTCTTTTTCTTACCCATTATTCCTCCAATGGTTATAATAAATAGTTTCCAAATAAAACAAACCCCCAACCGATTGGAAGGGGGCTTCGTTTGTTGTTTAATAATTGTTACTTATTAGTTAGCATATGATGGTGTAATTGTACCGCCAGTTGATCTTATACAACCTTTGATACTCATTTCGTCAGTATCAGCACCTGCTTGCAAGTAAATATATGATCCTGCTAAAATAGTAGTATCTGCTCCAGAAGCTGTTAATACAATATTTTGATGGCCATCTGTAGTGGCACCGGCCCTTGTCATGACATCTGTACCTGCACCACTATATATAAACTCATTTGCAGATGCTTTATGTTCGTTATTTGCATGCAAACCAATAGTTAAAACTTGAGATGCTGTAAATACATTACCACCTGAAAAAACAATCAACACTTGATCTAAATCTGATGCTAAGTCAGTTGATGTATCATCAAGAACAAGAGTTGCTCCAAGATTGCCTGTTAATGTAGTAACAGTTAATGTTGCTGGAATAATGTCTGTTGCTGTTGTTGCTGAACCTAAATCAATTTGTGATCCTGCGTTAGAAGTTACTC